CGAGATGCAGCGTAGTCTCGTGGGCTCGGAGATGTGTATAAGAGACAGCCCATTACACCGATGAAACCATAATCAGCCATTCCGCCGTCACCTATGCGCATAAAATCCGCCATACAATAAACCTGGCCGCTCAGGTCAAAATATTCGTTTTCGATATATTCGTCGCCGGTACCGTCGCGATCCTGATATACCTGTTCCCGCTGTTCTGGCGTTAAATCGTAATAGCTCACATAGTCCAGCTCATACGCCAGCGGGATAACCTTCGCGCCGTCGTCCGTGTACCAGGGTTTATACGCGAGCAAATCGGCGTCCGCGTCAAAATGTACGGCGTCAAGTCCGTTTTCGCGGATATCGGTCAATAGCTCGATCAATTCGTCATCAATCCCGGCGGCGGCTAACGTGTCGCCGATATCGTCGCCAATAGGATCAAGGCGAACAATGATCCCCGTGTCGTTAGATTGCGTTGTACGGTGGCAATAAAACGCGGCTTTATCATCCGCCAGGGCTAACAATTGTCGCCACTGGTCAACGTTGCAATGGCAAGCGGCGATAAACATCGTTTTATAAGTAGCGGCGTTTTCGTAATTAACGGTAAACATGATAAACCCCCTTATGCGTAAATTGTGCCGTTTTCGAAAAATTCAGGTGTATCACCGTTGACCAATTCTTCGGTTAGGAATTCATCGCTTTCCTGATACTCAAGATCCGCCTGTAAAGAGCTGCAATAGCTATCGATAGCCTCATTTATCAGGTCCGCAATAGTGCGGTTATCCGGCTTTGACAGGAATTCGCGGAATGGCTGCATTAAATTTTCGTCACAAAACACGCCGGTATAATTGCAGCAATCATCCGCACGATAAACGCCGCTTACACGTTTTACGATCCTTTCATTACGGGTAAAGCCGTGTCGATTTACTTCCCGTGATATGGTGTAAACCCGCGGACCGGGGCGCAATCCTTTTACATTATTCACGATCCACGTGTAAGCCCGCGCGCCCGTCATTGTATCCAGTCCCTCCTGGTCGCCAAAATCGAATCTAACCGTGCAACCGTCCAGGCCGTAGGACCAATCTTTGATAGTGATCCCGATATCCTCCGCAAATGCTTCCAGACTGGCTTTATATTCTGAATAGTCGAAGTCATAGCCGCTACGGTAAGAGCGGAAACATTCAACGGCTTTTTCTTTTGCGGCGTCAGATAATTCGTTAAATGTGAAAACGTTTAATGTACGCATTTTTATTCCCCTTATGCGGCTTGCAAAATCAAAGTAAAAATATTATTGGAACAGCCGATCAGACGTCCGGTCTTACGTTCACGCAAATAAATAGTCATACGACCAAAACACGGGCGGCGTTCAATGCGGCAACGCTTTAAAACGCGGCGGATATCCGCCCCGATATAAACGCCGATAATGAAATAGCCGATAAACATAATGACCAGCATAGCTCCCCCGTTAACCCGGAATGAGAACAAAAAGGCGATCCCCGTTATACAGCTGGACATAATCCGCCAGTTTATAACCGCGCATATCGCTGTGCTCTTTACAGGACTCGTTAATCTGGTCAAGCATAATTCCGGCGGCATAGCGAGCATTTGCCTGAATATCGGAACCATCCGCCACACGGGGGGAATAATTTACTTTAATTCCGCGCGGGAACAGCCAGGAATAAGCGCGCATAAACGCCGGGCCGGAATTAGTCGCCGGGCAAAATTTAACGGTGATCGACATTTGCAGCGGCGCGACCTCCGGGACACGGTCAATCATGAATGCCCATCCGCTTGAATTGGGTAACGGCGCGCTGTTAACAACATGGAATCGCAGCCCCCGGGCGGCGTTAATGCCGGCGATCACTTTTTCAACGGCGGCGCGGTGATTCTGTTCACTGTTCAAAGCGTCATCCCACAGCACGCGTTTATTTCCGTACTGGGTAATAACGCTAACACGGCCTTGGCCCTGGGCAGAACATACATATTTAGTCGTGATAGTTTGCATGATCGTACCTCCCTTAAAATTTACGAGTATGATCGGCGGTGAAAATCTCACGCCCGAAACGCTGATACACAACACGCAGCAGATCGTTGTCGTTCAAAATATCCGCGTCCGAGTATTCCGGACCCCACGAAAAGCTAACCGGATGCACCTTGTTAACGTGGATCGTGCTGTTAGTTGTCACGGTGGCGTCGCCGTTTTCGTCGCGCTTGATAACGATGGTCAACCAGTGTTGCAGCGTTTCGCCTTTAAGGGTGTTATAGACTCTTTCCATTGTGTACCTCGTTTATGTTGTTTCGTTGTCTGCGTTTCCCCGCCGGGTCCGATAAACATAATATGCACTCATTCCGTGTGCAACCCCTTTAACCGGATTTATTTCATTTTTGCTTTCCGCGTCACCCCAGGGCGCGCCGCCACGCCGTCACCCAACGGGGATCTATACCCCTGCAACCCGCGCCACGCCTGGCTTGCGGGCCTTTCCGCCCCATCGGCGCCATCCCCGCGAAACCGATAAAATCAATGGTTTACAAAAATCGCACCTTTTTCGGGATCCATGGTGACGCCGAAATCCGGATTTTCTATAAAAATTTTGGACTTCCTTACTTGGCAAACCTAGCGGGCTGAAAATTTTTAGCGGTGCGCGCTTACTTGAAAAAGCTGGCAGGCTGAAACCCGGCGGCGGGCCGCGCCAGCCAGGTCGGCGCCATGGGCCTGACCGGTGGCCATGCCCGGCAATCCTCGAGGTAAAATTCCTGCGGCGCCACGGTGGCCATCCCATAATAACCATGGCCGGCGCCATAACGGTTCGGGTCTTACTTCAAAAAGTTAGCCGGCTGAAATTTCTTACTTGAAAAAGCTGGCAGGTTGTCGTTCAGTGAAAACGATTGACACACGGAACGTATGCAACTATCTTTCAGCGTGACAGATACGCAAATTTAACGACGGAGAATACCGATGAACGACGCGATTATCCTGGATGACCTGACGCCGGCCATGATGACCATGGAGACGGACGTGGAACTGCCGTCAGGTATCCGGGCTAACAGTATCACTGGCAACCTGATCGGCCTCAAGCCTGGCGAGGTCTACGTTTATGCGCAGGAGCTGGACAGCAGCAAGGCGCTGGCGGACCTGCAGACCGAAGCCACGGCGCTGCGCTACAAAATGCGTAACGGCGTGTCGTCTTCCCTGCGTAACGCCAAACGGGCCTGCAATAGTCAGTTCTCACTGGAAACGGCGCTGGTCATGTACCCGTCGGGCCGTGCGTTTATCCAGGTGGCGATCAAGCGCGTTGATGATGGCGCCGGCACCCAGGAAGACGACGAAGTTTAATCCTGTAGGACGCGGCACCTCTTTTTTGCCGTACCACCCTTTTCCCCCGGAGACACCACATGACCACAGCAGAAGCATTCGAAGAACTTGACCTTAGCGATGGCCGTGAAGCCACGGTTTCCCGTCAGTATGGCTACGATGAACAGCGCGGGTCCATCAGGGTCGAAAGCCCGAATGGCGATATTGACGCTATCAGCCGCCTTACCCGTGATGACGCCATTGTGCTGATTGCTGCGCTGCAGCGGGCGTTCGATATCCCTGACCGCGCCGCCGAACTGGAACTGCTACTGGAGATGCGCGAAGAGACGACCCTGAACCTCATGGAGAAGTCCGTCATGGCAGGCATCGCGAACATCATGTACGAGAACGGCCTGAAACGCGCCACCATCACCCCGCAGAACGTTATGTCCGGCTTTGTGCCATCGCTGTCGATCGACGTCAGCGTGCCGGGCGTCGTCATCTACACCCTGAACGGAGAGCCTCTCAATGGAAAACCCGACACCGAGTAATGTCGCGCTGGCGGTGAACCGCGTTGCGGCGCCGCGCAAACGACTCGACGCTGGCCCGGCGTTCCGCTCCCTGGAAGACAAATATGCGGTGGCCATCTATGTCACGCATACCGGTTCGGCCATTGTTGGCTACCGCGGTACCGGCAAAGTGCTGTTCAGCGAAGGCGATTATGCGAAAGCCAAAGGCGGAAAAGCGCGCGGCGCCGCAGAGGTCGGCCAGATGATCCACTACATCATCGGGCTGCTGTACTGGGCCAATACCCACATGCCCACGCCGGAAGTCGCAGCCGTACTGGCTGACATTGCTGGCGAAAAACACTAAGAAGGAAACCCCATGTCGCTTGATAGCTTATCCCGCCGCCGCGGAGAAAACTGGGCGCGCCGCTGGACCAAACGCAATCGACGTCCAATGAAGCATAAAGCGCTTGACGGTCATGCTCGCATACGCCTGACGCCGTACCTGCCGTCATTTGCGAAACTGCTGCTGGCGTCCATCCTGTTCATGGTACTGATCGAGCTGGTCGCCTGCGTGGCGGTCCTTTATGTCGTCCTGACAACGGGGGCGAAATGATGCAGGTTAACCAAAGACTACTGTATGCGCAAAAGGCGCGTATCGCCATCGACGCGATCGGCATCTCTGCCGTTGTCCGTTTGCTGCAGACGGAGATCGGGAAGTGCTCCGCTGCCGAGATGACGGAAGACGAGCTGGTCCGGGCCATGGAAGTTATCGACGGTGCGGTCAGTAAAGCGCTTGGCGAACGGGAAGAACGCTGGCGTAAACACTGGGCGGAGGCAGAGGAACGCGACCGCTGGAATGCACAGGTGGAGAAGCGTAAGGAAGACCGCCAGCGCCGCCGTAACGAAAAGAGAGCACGCGGATGAATACCGAATTACTGCAGGCGTACGCGAAGACCCGAGCCGACCGGCTCGACCAGGTACGCAGTAAGATCGCTATCCTGAACAGCATTATTGCCGACATCGAGGATGAAGCTACCCGGGTGTATACCGAAGTCCTCGGCAACACGGTGATCGACCCTAACGCTGACGAAGGCGCCTTTGTCAAAGTCGATAAAGAGTACGCCGAAATGGCGGCAGACCTGCGTAGCGCCCGGGAGACGAACCGTGTGCTGCTGGCCCATCTAACCGCCGCTCTTGTGCGTGCGCCATTCCTGAATCTGTTTGCAAACGGAGATAACCCCAATGAAAGTTAAAGGCTTTGAGAAAGTCATCATTCTGCATCTCGGCGCGCTCTTTGGCGCCGCAAACGCTGGCGAGAAGTCGGTAAAAAGTTTCCACCGCACGCTGCTGAACACGCCGAATCTGGATGAAATGTCGGTCCATGAATTCGCCGCCGGCCGTGTGAGCGACCTGCTGGCGAAGCACGAAGTGAAAGACCCGATCGGCTATAAGACGATTGGCTTTGCGCCGTACGCGGACTACGTGGGCGGCAAGTTCGCCATGGGCATCCCCGGTACCAACGCGATCGTGCTGCAGGCCGAAAAGCGTGAACGCGTGCTGCCCGGCGTCAGCGTGCGCAACGAAGTGACGAAGCGTATGGACACCTGGCGCGAGAAAGAGATTGAAGGCTGGGAGCCGACCCGGAAAGACTGGGCGCAGCTGAAAGACGATGTTGAAGCCGAAATGCTGAAAACCGCGCCTATCCGCCCAACCCGCTACAACGTGATCATCGCCGTCCCGTACGTCTACGTGTTCACCACCAGCGCCAAGACCGCCGAAGAGATTAACTCCCTGCTGCGTGCCGCGTTCGGTACCTGGCCAGTGGAACACCTGCTGATCAATGACTTCGTGCTGCGTCAGTCAATGGAGAAGGTCGTACGCGGCGACATCGAGGGTGTCACCGGCGACGACTTCATCCACATCAAGCACGACGATGGCGATGACGTGAAGTTCAAGGACATTGACATCCACAAGGACGAAGTGGTCCTCGACTACCTGGCGCGGCATTACACGGTTCGGGCGCTGAACATGCGAATCGACGAAGGCGAGATGCGCCCGGGCGTGGGCAACGTGTTCTTCCGCCTGACCGACAAGGCGATCATCTCCGGGATCCATATCGGCGAGGCTGACGTTGACGCCAATTACGAGGCCACCCTGGAGCGCTACAACAATGACAGCGGTACGTTCCTGACCTACATGGCCAACCTGTTCCAGACGGTGCTGTCGCTGCAGGACGTCATTGACGTCTTCCGCGATAAGATGGACATCACGGTTGAGGTCGACGCGCAGCTGGAAGACGACGACGAGGTGTGACATGGCAGGCCGTAAACACGCTAAACCGAATCCCCATATCGCCGAGCATAAACGCCTGCTTGGCGCTATGGCTGTCGGCGAGTCCTTCTTCGTGAGCGGCAAGCGGCCTGCGGACCTGGGCTACGTGCGGCGCCTGGGGTACCAGTTGGGATATAAGCTGGCTATCCGCTGGGTGCTGCGCGACCCGATTTACGGCCGCATGGGATCCCGCGTCATGAGGGTGGGCTGATATGGGCTACCTGGCGAAGAAACGGACGGCGTACTGGCAGGACAAAAAGACGGGCCAGATCATCAAGACCCGTCAGCCCGAGTCCTATACGCCATGCCGCGAGTGGTTCATCTATTTCCGGGAAGTCCGCCTGCTGCATAACGCGGCCGCCGGGCAGGTCTGCGCGGAGGATGCCGGCACCTGCCTGTCGTTCCGGGATGACCCGGACTGGACGGAAGTCGACCTGGAAACATTCATCTACTGGGATTTGATTTATCGCAATCCTGACGTATAGTGATCGGGACATGGGATGAAATCTTCATGCTCGGTGTTCCACTGACATTAAAGCCCGGCACGCTTTGTCCGGGCTTCTTTTTTGCCTGCAGAAAGCGTTTGACACACGAATCGTGTTCAGCTACATTTCTTGGGAGTCCACAAAAAGGAACATCCCATGAAGAAGCACTTAATGTCGTTTGGCCGCTTTGACCAGAATCGAATCGGCAAACAGACCATCTACATTTTCCCCCTCCCGCACGGCCCGCGCTGCATCGTCCGCGTCGAGTATGACCCGATAGAGGAAGAGACGTCCGTGCGCATCCACAACACAGAGGAACGCAGCTGGCCGGATATCGCCGACTTCGTGCCTGACCTGTCGGAGTGGTTCGGGCGGCTGTATCACGCCCTCTTCAATGAGCCTGACCCCCGCTTCACCCGCAACGGCAAACAGGTCGTCTTTCCGGCCATCATCCTCGATGTAATTCTGCATGACCGTACCGACGGCAACGGGCAGGACGAAGGGTCCGCCGACCGCCTGGCGAAGAGGCTGGAGGATTTCGACCTCATCGGCGCGCCGGCGCCACGCGATACTGTGTGCGCGCTGATCATGTGCGTCATGCTGGAAGAGGAATACGCCGTCGGGTCGACCCGCTGTGACCTCTGGTGGCAGCGCTCATGGCTCCAGCGCGGCCTGCTGCGTTCCGGCCTGTGCAACCCCTACTCACACCCACGCCCGCCCCTCCGCGAGCTGGCCCAGGCGCCACGCCAGTGGCACTGGGAGCGCAATGGCATCGCGTCAGACCGTCCGGACGATAACTGGGCGATGATCGAGAACTGCTTCAACCGGTCATTCCGTGCGGCGCTGGTGGTGGACGTGTGGCAACCGTGGGCGGTGAACGGCAACGCCCTGCAGCTTATCCGGGAAGAGGACATCGAAGTATGACCACCAGCGCAGAAGACCGGGCAAAAGCGGACTGGCTGCGCCCGTACAAAGACCACCTGTTATTCCCGGCGACCAGCATTTCCATTGAGGTCCATGGGCCAGAAAAGAAAGCGTGCCGGGATATCGCCGAGGCGATAGACATGATCGTTACGCTCATGCTGTGCATGAAAGAACACGGCAATGACAAGGCGGCGATCCAGTCCTGCGCGCAGGCGTTAAACCGCCGCGTGGAAGACCCCTACAACAAAGTTTTCCTGACGAAAGTAATGACGGCGTTTATGCCTGACGCTGTCATCCGGACCCGGGTTAAAGAACTCGCGCAGGCTGACTGGAAGGCCCAGCGCCAGATGATCCGCGATGGCGTATGGCCATCGTGGATGATGGAGGACACCGATGGAAACTAACGGCCACAAAAACGCTATCCAGCAATCGGACCAGGTGTTCTGTTCTTGGTGCGGAAAGACGTGGGATATCAATGACCCGTACCCGCCGGAGTGTTCGGAAGAACGCCATGCTTCGACCAATTGGTATACCGGAACCGTGAAAGGAAGTAGCGCCCGTTTTCCTGCGATACCACAAAATCTGCCTCGCGATGACTCCAATACGGCGCAGGCATATTATCTGCAGCGCCGCGGGGTCGGCTTCGTGGTCTGGGCGAACGGCCCGAAGGAAGCGTATAACTACGCCGTACGCGTCGGGATGCGACCGACGTACATGCGCCGCATCGACATCCCGGACCGCGCGTACGACGTGAAGACGCCGCGTGCGGAGATCAACCCACTGACCCTGGAGCTGGTGCGCAGCTGTTACCCGAATTTCGGTGAGGTCGTCACCCCGGTCCAGTTCGTGTCACGACAGAAGGAAAAACGGAAATGATAAAGTACATCACAGATCCAAATACCCTTCGGGAAATCTGTGTGGATATTATGAAAGCCGGCGTTATACCGGATGCCTTTAATATCACAAGTTACCTGAACGTGAGGAAGGGGCTTTTCGACGGAAGTCCGGAAGACCACGTACATTCGACCAAGCTACTCTGCAACCGTAATGAGCTGGGCCAGTATTTTGTGTCTATTGAATTACACATCGTTCCGGTATCCCGCGCGTATGCCGGTGCCTCCGCGCCTGAACACAAACGGATCTTAGTACGGGAAGAAACTTTTCGGCGTACGTTCAGCCAATCGCATGACGGCGAGTCCAGCTATGCAAAGACAATCATGGCCGTCTTGCGGGCGAACCGTGAGTCAGTCCTGAAAATACTAAATGGTGATGACCATGAGTAGAGTTACAAATGTCGTAGTTATGTGCGATACCCTCACCGAGCATTACGGGGTATTCCTGCGGTCCGTTGACCGCTGGTTCCGGGAACATACCGGTACCAGTCTTCGTTCCGTAAGCCACATGGCCGGCGGCGATAAAAATATGGAATGCAGCGTCTCCATTGGCGCTTTCAACCACCTGGACGTGGATGGGTTTTTCAAAGCGCTCCCGGGTTTTGTCGAAACTAAACGGATGGACGCTGACAGCGGCTTCATCCTCGTAACTGCTACCACCCAGGAGAACGAAATCATCACATGGAGGCATCAAGTTGAGTTCTGAATACGTTGACAACCTCATCGCGCTGAAAGCCCGGGAAGCGCATGACCTGAAAGAGATAGGCGACCAGTGGCGGACACCGGACTGGCTGTTCTTTGCGCTGGACAAGCTGTTCGGCCCGCTGGTGCTGGACCTGTTCACCGATGGCCAGAACGCCAAATGCCCGCGCTATTACACTGCCGAGGACAACGCGCTGCGCCAGGACTGGGCGGGCCGGCTGAAAAGGATACAGGCGGAACTGGAGGCCGAGGCGGAAGTGTACGATGTCGCCGACCACGTTCGGCGGGTATGGGGTTTCGGCAACCCGCCATACAGCCGTAACCGTGCTGTGGAAGTGCCGCTAACCGGCATGGTCAACATCATGGCCAAGGCGGAAGAGGAACGGAAGAAAGGCGCGGGTACGGTCTGGGTGATCAAAGCGGCAACGGCTGAAACATGGTGGCCCGATACCATCGCCACGCGCACCATATTCATCAAAGGGCGCATCGGTTTCGAACCGCCGGTATGGTTCAAAGCGAAGAAGGATGCCGCTGGCGCCACGTCCGCGGGCTTCGGCGCCGCGATAGTCATCTTCGACCCGGAAGACGAAGAAAAACATGCCCCGGAGTACATCTCCCGGGAAGCGCTCATGGACATCGGACTGCCCATGGCCAACATCATGCAGGACATCCGCGAGAAGTGGATCGCCCAGTGGGACGAGGTATGAGATGAAAGATGTTCGTGTTCATAAACGTGAGGCCAAGACCATGAAATTAACCAAAACTGTAACCCGTAACGGCAAGATCACCGAGGTGAAAACGTTCGACGTGGAAGTCCGCCGTGACGCCCACGGCGTCAAGCTGTGGTGCGGCGACGACTGGTACCTCGACCAGAATAAGGTCGGAAAGAAAATCAATCCTGACCCGTTCACCGAGGTCGTCTGGTCAGTCGCCGAAGAGGAAGGAAAGAATGCCAAAGCCAAACGTGTATAACGATGGCGTAATTGGCGAGCAGGTAAGCCTGGCGGACGGGTATGACCCGGACGCCTGGTACCACCACCCCGTCTTCTTCCACGCCAGTAATAACTACGATGGGTCCAATCTCGACGCGCTGCTGGACGCATACCACCTGGAGTGCGAGGGCTTCTACCTGGGCGAAGGCTATCCGCGAGCGCTGGAAGTGCCGCTGCGGGTGGCGTACGACAACGCAAAGACGGACGATATGCGTGCCTCCGTGCTGCGTACCTGGATGCCTCGCCCGACATCGCTTAACGGGTCCGGCTGGTTTCTCCTGTATACGGCGCCGACGGAATTCGATGGGCCGTATGCCTGTTTCGCGAGGGTCAAAGATGGCCAGAAATAAATACGCGGGCGTCTGCTACTACTGCAAAAAGCATGTGCCGGCCGGCGCCGGCCATTACGAACGCTATGCCGGGTCATGGCGAACCATCCATGTCGAATGCGTGTTCAAGCAACGCGCGGAAAAGGCGCAGAATGGCATACATAAACGGCTCTAAACCGTTCCACTATTTTAACGAGTGGGACCCAAAAACCGCAGCGTGGCTTCGTGAACTAATCAGGCGCGGCCACCTGCCAGATGGAATTGTCGATGAACGATCAATCACAGAAGTCGCACCGGAAGACCTCAAAGGCTTCACCCAACACCATTTCTTCGCCGGGATCGGGGGCTGGCCGCTGGCCCTTAAACTCGCCGGATGGCCGGCAGATGCGCCAGTGTGTACGGGAAGTCCGCCGTGCCAGCCTTTTAGTGTGGCTGGAAAACGAGGCGGGCGGGACGACTCCCGTCACCTGGCTCCGGCCTTTCTCGACCTCATCGCAGAGCTGCGACCTCCAGCTATTTTTGGCGAACAGGTTAGCGCAGCAATTAAAGAACTGTGGCTCGATGCTCTATTCGTTGAGCTGGAAGACGAAGGCTACGCCTGCGCATCGGCAGTATTGCCAGCGTGCAGCGTCGGCGCCCCGCACAAAAGAGATCGCCTTTTCTTTGGCGCTATCGACCTGGCCGACCTCGTCAGCGACGGACTGGAAAGGCGGCTACGCGGGTGGGCGGATAAGGAATGGCAAACTATCCGTCGACCGGCTGGACGTGGCGGCGCAGCTGGCGACCTACCCAACGCCGAACACCTGCAACGACCGCAGCCCATGTCCGGACTACGCGCGGGCGGGATGGTTCCGGGAGGACGGGACGAAGAAGCATATCCGCCTGCAGGACATCGCGGGGATGGCGGGATGGCCAACGGTGACGACGATCGACAACAATCAGGTACGCGGGGAGGCGGGCGCAGCGGGCCATCCGGATCGGTCGACGACCCTGGGCGGCGCTGTTCGTCTCGCCAGCTACCCGACACCGCTGACGGTACCGGACTCGCCGGCATCGAGGGGGCAGCTATCGGGGAGTTACAGGAAGGGTATGGAGAAGTGTACGCCTGTTCCGGACTTCCCGATCAGGATCACGGCGCATGGTCAAATGCTGACTGGCTGCTATGCAGGGATGGAAATTTCCGGCCCGTTGAATCCGGCACATTCCCGCTGGCTAATGGGGTACCCGCCCGAGTGGTGCGACTGCGCGGATACGGAAACGCCATCGTCCCGCAAGTCGCCGCCCAGTTCATCCGAAACTTTATGGTGGGAACTGTAGATTTTCTGGAAAACGTTTGACACACAGAACGTGTGCAGCTAGTATTCTAATCGAACAACAAAACAACCCGGAGATATACCATGTCAAATCTTAATACCACTGTGCCTGCCGTGCGCCTCACCGTCGAAAGTGTTGAAGGCAATATTGGGGGCTACCTTTCCCTGGAATTCCTTCGTACCGTAAACGTCGTCTTCGATGAAATGTTATCGCGCCTTTACCACGGCGCTAAAAAACGTAAAGACTGGGCGACAGCCGAACCGTGGAAAGAACTGACCGAGCATGAATGCCGCACCTGCATTCGCGATTCGCTGGCTAAAGGTAAGCTGATCGACGCGATGAACTATCTCATGTTCGCGCATCTCAACGGGCATAAACTCCTTTCGCTGCGTAACCCGTCCACTGACGAACTGGTCAGCATTGATTCGCAAATGCGTGACCAGCTGGCGAAAGCGATGGGCGTCACCGGCCGCAGCTGGGACGAAATGCTGGCCATGGTAGGTGCGGTGAAGGCGCAGGCCGTCGAACAGGAAAAAACGATTGAGGCGGTCGCGAAAGAATTAAAACTCGACCCGGATGCCCCGGCAGATACGATTATCTCCACCGTCCATTTTCTCGTTAAGCGCTGCTGGGATGCCGTAACCGAAGTCAGGATCACCGGAGGTACGGCCCAGGATGCCATGGAAAACATCGCGAAGATGATAAAAGCGAATAACCAACCGGCGGCCTTCGCGTGGGAGGGTCGTAAAGTCGGTACGTCGCCCGCTATGGCCGCGCCGTACGGCGTTAAGGCGGCTAAACAGCAGCAATACGAATTGACGATGGAAGCCGATGAGTCCGGCTTCCCGTCGGTAATGTTCCGTTTCAAAAACAAGAAAGACCGGGATGACTATCTGCCGTTGCTGCGCACCTTCCTCGGCGCGCTGGAACAGGCGGCGTACGGTAAAGGCCGTGAGCGTCATGCCAATGACCTGCCGTTCATCGAGCAGCCGATCCTGACCATGGCGCAGATGCTGGACAGCGACGCCGGCCTGGCGCAGCAGGTTATCAAGAAAACCATTGAGGCCCGGTCGCTGCCGACTAAACAGGCCCGGATCAACGAACTTCGCGGGACGCTGGTGTACGCCGCAGCTATGATCCTGTTCGAAGAGATGTATGGCCGTGCCGATGACCCTGACGAGATCGACCTCTAAAGGCAAAGCCGCGCTTACTGGTGCTGTTCAGCGGGGGTCGTACCTCCGCTTACATGACATACCGGATCCTGAAAGGATGCGCGGCCAGCTGCGAACCATTTATGGGAGATTAACATGTCAATGTTCGACGTAGCCCGGAGTATCGCGGAGAAATACGCAGCGATGCCACCGGACCCTGATTACCCGCTCTATGGGGATATGATCCGCTTTCGTGACAAATACAACGGTCGGGAATACTCCGGCATCGTCCTCGGACATTGCGATGGTATCCCGATTTTCTGGAAGCCATGGCGGGTGGAAGTGCGGGTATGCCACACCGACGGTACCGTAGCGTTTCCACCGCTGCCGGTGATGCACGTGGAAAAAGACGAAATTATTAAAGTGACCCGCGCCGACGGCAGCGGAGAATGGACCAAAGAAGGGGAACACCTATGAAAGCAAAACCAGAACATATCGGCAAAATCCACCTCGTATTCGACGTGGAAAACCTGTCATGCATGACCAACGGCCACCTGCTGTCATTTGCGTGCGTCATGTTCCACGCGGACGAAGGCTGGATGGAAGATGTCAGCTTTTCGCTTAAACAGGAACGCGGGAAGCCGAACGGCCATATCGATCCGGACACCGTTAAATGGTGGATCATGCAGGCGCTGCAAAACCCGGAAGCCGCAATGGAAACGTTCAACTTCACTCGGTCAGATGACGATACGTGGTCGATTGACGCCGCCGCATTCCAGTTCGGGAACTGGCTGAACGAAACCCTTCGCGATTATGTTGAAGTAAGGCCGGAGGAAATGAACTTCGTCCGGGATACCAAGTTAAAGCAGCATGGCCGCCCAGATTATTTCGCAGAACTGGACCTGCAGGTCTGGGGGCATGCACCGCGCGTAGATATTATCCAATTGGAAAACGTTCTGTTCGGCGGTGAAGGTAAAGGGCCATGGAATTTCCGTCAGGAGAACGACACCCGTACCCTCATGAAGCGCTGGAGCCGTCTCAGACCGGGAGAAGGCGGCTTGTGGGAACTCGCTGACGCACAGGCGGAAGTACGCTGCCCGTTAGCGCAACACACTGCCATACGGGATGCCTACCGCCAGGCGTACATGGTGATTATCGATCATGGCTGGCTGGAGCGATTCCCGCGGCTGAAACCCGAGCATGAATAACTTAAAAAACGTTTGACATACGATTCGTGTGCAACTAATATTACTCCCGAAGGCAACGACGGGAGTTTTTCATTATGAGCCAGATTGTTCACCGGATTGACCAGCAGATCGTGTCGAACGTGGTCAACCGCCACCACCAGTGGTTCCAGTATTACTACGAACTGAAAGCCGCGGTTGCAGCCTTAATGGACGGCGAACGCGAATATGATATCAGCTGCAACACCTTCTATGGGCTGGAAGAACTGGGGCGCTATCACGGAATTTGTCGGACATTCCGCACCCCGTATGGCGTTTCTTGCAGCCGCCGTAGATTCGCTGATAAGCCGACGGCCAAAACTGCACCACCACGCTACCCCTTGCTCATGGAATGGGGGTTTGTACTGGACCGTAAGATCGTTAGCGCGAAAGTGTTCATCTCCGCCTATGAAACCGGGATGAGGGCCAGGTGGCGGCAGTTAAGCCCCGGGTACATGGCGGTAAAAGAATTCGCCATGATGAGCGAGCCGCCGAATTACCGGGCGATCACCGACCACCTGGGCATTAAGTCAGTAATACGCATCACCTTTAACACTAACTACGAGGGTTAACCCATGATCAACGAAAGCGAGAAAGGCTTTGAAGTACCGGTACCCGGCGCGCAGGAATTCATCCCGGCCCGTACTCTGGAAGAGGCGGAAGGCGTGCTGGCGGGACTGCAGGGCGCTACCGAAAAGAGTAACCCCTACTTGCACCAGCCGACCGGCACCGGGGAGAAATGCCGGGAATACTGGCGCTGGGAGGCTGGCCGTAAGAAGGCGGAAGAGTACATCGAGTCTTTACCGCTGGATGGCGACAAGACGAACCGCCGCACCGGATTTATCTTCTGCCTGCTGTCTGCGCTGTTCGTCATCGCAGCCATCCTGGCCGCCATGGGCATCCTGCCTAACTGGAGCCTGTAACCATGGCCAGTAAGCGCAGACTGCGCCGGAAGTCATGCGAAGGGAAGCAGCGTTATCCGGACATCCCGTCCGCCATGGTAGGCATCAGGCATATCCAGCGGACGTACGGGTACAGCGGGCCGATGGATGCCTATCACTGCAAACTGTGCGGGAAGATCCATATCGGCCACCGGAAAGGAATTGGCTCACATCGCCCCATGGGGAGGAAATAAGATGCGCGCAAAAGACCGGCATATAAAGCCGCATTTCACGGTAAACGGGCAGATCTGGTTCGTCGAAAAAGACCTGGACCCGCAGTATTTTGAGTTCTCTAAACACCCGTGCGCCCGTGTGTGGTTCGGACCGGAAGGTATTCGTCGCCTGATCGACGTGTATAACTGGTGGAAAAAGAAAGACCCGGAGAACGCCAGGATAACCGATGCCATGTTGCTCCGCCATTGCGATGCTTACCAGTTGGTATCCGGGTATGGCCGCGCGAAGTACGGCGTTGTGCTCCGCGACCCGGTATCTATTTTCATCCAGTATCCGGGCAGTGTGCATAGCCGTAATTGGCTAAACCGGAAGATACCGCACCTGTCAAAAGACCAACGTGCAAACTCTAAACACTATCTCTTGTCGGGGTATTGCCGCGTATCTAATCAGCACATGATGATCTCGCGCATAGACCGCCCGGACTGGAGAGAGGTCTTAGCGGTTCACTTCTGCCCTCACGACCCAGAAGAAGGGATGGATCGAACTTACTCGGACGGCGCCGCAGATTACTATCGTCGCTGCCTCTCGAAAGACAAACTGACGTTGAAGGACAAGGCGTTATATCAAATGTTCCCGGGGTCCGGTGGCGGGCATAGTCACTTCATCCCGTTATGCGAGGAATTCGACGATGTTCAAAGCGAATAAAGCGGTCATTCCCCATCACATCCAGCGGAAGATAAACGAGGTCCAGTGGGACTTCATGGCCAATATGGTCGCCGATACGGTTGCCGCGTATAGCGAGTTAGCGAAGGTGAAGGGCCATGAACGGGTTAACGCCGTAGTGACCGGGCAAACGACTTGCCTGGTGGACATGGTAAACGCAAAAACGCTGGTGCGGATCTACGTGTCCTGCTTCATGGATGAAATCACTATCGATGTTCAGAGTAACATCGGCCACCCTAAAAACTTCAAAGGTATGAAATGATGAGCGGAAAAATTGTTGTTGTTATTGGCCCGCGCGGCTGCGGAAAGACCCGTAACGCAGAGTCTATCCGGGCGTATTTTGATGCGCATTGCGTTCTGGAAGAAGACGATGTGCGGATGTCCGGTATCAGCGTTGATGCCTTGGGCTACCTGGCCGAGCGTGGCGTTAAAGCCGTGGTGCTGACCAATGACAGCCGCTACCTGCGCAAGATCAAGCGGCGCGCCGGCGAGGATATCGTGGAGGCAGTGGAGTTCGATGACCTGCCGCCAGAAGCCATTCCGGAAACCGTATCGATCGGCGCGATGAAAGGGGACGGCCAATGAAACTGATCTACATTGCCGGGCCGTACCGACCGTACACCTGCGCCGACGGCACATGGGTAGAGACGTCAATGAACATCCGTAACGCCGAAGTAACCGCGGTCAACTTAGTAAATGAACTAGGCCATCTCGGCTTGTTCCCGGTGGTACCGCACCTGAATACCCGGGACTTCGAAAATCAGGTGGAGCAAAATGACGACCAGTATTTCCTGGACGGAACGATGTCCAGGTTGGAACGTTGCGATGCCGTGCTGCTGACCATGCCAAATGCGGACGAGGTGAGTAGCGGCACAAAGGCGGAAGTCCACCGCGCGTACCAGCTGGGCATCCAGGTATACCGCAGTTTTGACGCGTTACGCCGGGCCGCGCAGCAAAACCAGGTCGTCCGTCTGCCGATTCAGCTGATCCTCCCGGACCGTACCGGACTGCAGGGAATGTATGAACTCCTGCGCCGTAACGAAGAAGAAACCCACCGGCGTTTCATGCAAATGTCTCCGGGCGCAGGTAAGGCGTGGGATACCGATGGGCCTTTGACCGTACAGGAATTCTCCAAACTGGAAGACCGTGTACTGGCGACATTAACTGAAACCCCTGTCGCCGCAGTTAACCTGCGCCCGGGCGACGTGTTAAGTAGCGGCGATGTCGTTAACAGCACCGAACAGCTTGATGGTCTAATCATTAAGTTGAACTGGGCTAACGGTACATCCGAACGCTACCACTACGCTGAAATTTTCAAAGTCGTTATGCGGCGCGTGGAGGGTAAAGAATGCTGAATGACATCATGTTAGTGGTGGTCTGGATTCTGGGTATGGCGCTCATGGCCGGCATAACGTCAGAGGACGAGTCAGTCGGTCGGTTCTTCGCGGTTATCTTTTGGCCGCTGGCGATAATGCTGGTCTTAATCCAGTGGGGATGGGACGAGTTCAAATACCGGATGCTCCAGCGGCGTAAACGCAAATCCCAGTAACGAAAAAGCCCGGTTTCCCGGGCTTACTTTTTGCACTTGTCTATCTCGGCTCGCAGTAATATTTCATACCCCTGCCGCTGGTGCCGTTCCGCTCGCAGGGCGCGCATCTGGGCGTCGATCGGCGCGCCTATGGGTAACGAGTCCACCGCGAATGCCGGCGCGTCAGGCTGGCGTATATCGCACTTCTGCAGCACCGGCACTTTGACTTCCACGACGGCCGGCGGCGTTTCGGTTCGGGCGGAACAGCCGACAAGCAGCATGGCCATGGTCACGATCAGCTTTCTCATTTTGCTCGCTCCTTCCGCAGCTCGGCGTCGAAGGCATCACTGGCCGCCCGGCAGACGTCGGGTCCGGTGGTGCGCTCCTGCAGGACTTCATTTGCCCTGCCGTATTCCTCGCCAGCGCCCCGCTGCGCGGCTTTCTCAAGCTCGGCGATACGTTGCTTGTCTTTCTCGCTTTGTACCGCCATAGCCGAGATGGTGGCGTTCTGCGCTTGCAGCTGGGCAGTCAGGTTAGCGTTGTGCTGCTTCACGCTGCCCAGGGTTTTATTCAGGCTATCGATGGTGGGCTGGTAGTGGCGCTCGGCAAGCGTGTTATGCAGCCACACCAGGGCGAAGACGACAGCGGCGGCCATGACCGCCGCCACTACGGTTTTAATAGCGGCCGGCGTCATAAGCTGACCCGGTTTTGCACCCAGCCGAAGAGAAATTCTTCGTTGGCTTCCCGCGCTTCCGCCAGTTCTAGATACCGTGCGCCCTGACTGCAGTTCAACCCTTTCAGCATCACCGTTACGCCGGCGCTACCCCGTACGGCGAGATAACTGCGCAGCGCGGCGATCGTGATGTTCCCGATGACCCCGTCAGGTTTCAGGTCGGGATACAGTTTGCCACGTTGGTTCAGGGCGGTCAGCCAGCGTTGCAGGAAAGTGCTGGCGACCCGCGGCCCCATATTAACGCCGGTGTCGCATAACTCTTCGGCGATCGACGGTGACAGCTCGGCAATCTTATCGAACTTGGGTTCCAGCCAGTATTGCTTCATGTAGATCTCTTTGGCGGTTTCCCGTGGGAGGTCTTTCATGTCGCCTTTGTACCCGTACGCCCGCGCGGTGTTCTGCGTGATGCCCCAGCGAGTCGGGCCTCCTTTGTCTGCCGGGTTATTCACATAGCCGCCTTCCTTGCCCAGCACGCCTTCAATGATCTGGTCTGCAGTAGCCATATGCCCTCACGACTTGAATAGTTGCATCACATTTCCCCGCGCCCGGAATATCGCGATGAAGACGATGCAGTTAATACCGACCGTTGCCCAGTCCACAATGGCCACGCGCCCCAGTACGAAGAGTATCGGGGTCCACATATAAAACCCCATGAGATGCATGGCGATCACGCCGCCGGCTAAACGGTGGCGCGACCCTTTCCGCTGGAAAGTGAACAACCGCCACACGATAGACAGGCAGAGGAGAACGTTGAAAATAGCGAATGTATGGGTGATGAAAAGGGATACCGGGCTATCCGGCAATGTAGTAATGATGGTATCCGAAAATGCGAAGGTAGACATTATTTCGGTCCTCCGATATCCGACTTCACCAGCGCACTTTTCAGCCATGCCAGGAACCGGTCCAGTAGTGCCTTGGTGAAATCTTTCGTCGTGATGGCCATGAGGGTTTGGATCGCCACGGCGGCCGCAATGAACGCTCCCATTGCAGATGGCGCATCGCTGGCGCCTGACGCAAACTTATGCACGCCCCATGTTATCAGTTCGGCGGCCCAGTTCGCGCAGATAATTCCGAAAAAGAAACTCACTCCGCCAAAACCTGTTTTTGCTATCAGTGTTAACTCTTTGGAAGAAAGAACGAAGAAAATGGCGCCCCAGAAAGCCCCGATAGCAACTCCTGGGTCAAGTCCGGCCCACCAGCCGAGCGCCCCGATTCCGGCGGCGCTGGCGGTAAGTACGGTACCAGTGGTAACGGGTTCAGTCATAAGAATAGTCCTGTAGTCAGGTTAGCGGATCACTAAGACTATTCTGTACACTTTTGGTGGAAATTCCTACTGGGGCGGTGTTAATACTGGGCTTTAGGTGGTGTGCCGCGAGAATCCATTCTCGGGCAATGCATCTACGTCTGCAACCGCTAAAGCGCCGCCTCTATGCGCTCAAGTCTCCGGCGCTGATACGCAGCCTCCATAGCATTACACTCATCCATAACAAGTCGCCATTCACCCCCTGCCGGTATCGCTTCTTTGGTAACTCGCGATCCTGCCGGGCGCACAAGGACCTGCATCTCATCTGAGATCATAACCCCCTGCTCATCGTACTGCGCCGGAATGGTTTCGTACTCATCGTCCCATGACTCCACCTGCTCCGGAACCGCGTCCCATTCATTGCGTACAAGCAACGCCCATTCGGTAGCGTCCTCCCCTGCGGCTTCGAATGCTTCAATAATGTCCTGAGCAATGTAGCCAACATGCCAGCGCGCACTATCTTCACCCTTCCTAGCAATAGCCCAGTCATACTTAAACCGTTTGATGCCGATTGTCCCCCAGATATCAAGGATCTTATCCGGTATCCCTTCCCGTACAGGCTTACGGTCGCGGTCTGAAACAACAGTTACCGCATTCTGGGCGTAGATGTTTTTGACCGTATTACCCGGGGAGCCTATATCCCAGGTGTTTGTCGCGCTGAAACCGATATTCCCACCGAAGACAAGAGCCGAGGCATTAAAACCAAGTGAGGTTCCGTATGCGTTTATATCGGCGGATTTAGTGGTGCCACCTCCGACATAAAATTCAACTGTTCGCGTGCCTGTCGACCCAGCGTTATACCCGAATCTCATTGTGGTACCACGCAGGGTAAAGCTGCCGTTCGCTGTCAAGGCGTCAGCGGTATAGTCACGGCGATAAGTCCGTGCCGTGAGCGTTCGCTGGTTAATATTCAGAGTATCGCCAACTGCACCAACAACCGCATCGAGAACATATTGCCCACTGAGGGATCCATCAGTTTTCAGGTTACGCTTATGAATGCGAACTTCCCCTGTGTATCCGGTAGAAGACCCCCCGGTAATATTAAGAGGGACCCCCATGAAAACGTATGGCTTATACGCAGCAGGTACGTCTACGGTTGTCCTGCCATTGGTGGAGTCAACCTCAACGATCGATACAGTGAACTCTTTAGCGAAGAAGGCACCGATGCTATTCCCGCCTTTGATGATTAACGGCAGATTCGTAAAGCCATAATCCTCGTAAACAGTGGTCGCAAACTTATAATCTGTGTTCGCCCGCTGGTGTGCCGTCCAGGGATAAATGACATCCTCTGGCATGAAGATACCGCCGCCAACCTTTTTGAACAGGTTATATTTAAACCCGTTACTCGGATTGACGTGACCCCACACACATAAATCTGACGTCTCTGGGCGATAATCCAGTCCGACAGGAAAAACTGGAATACCCCCAGTGAATGCCTGGACCGCCTTGAGAATAATCGGAGTGGTGTCGGGGATAGTAAACTGCAATGACTGCTGGCTTCCTGCTGTACCAACGCCGTCATTGTTGTTCCATTTCAGGTTCTGGATAATCGCCATTTTATAGCCATTACCATAATCAATGGCCATTTCCGCGCGGGCAAAGAACAGGTTCTGGTTGTACCCGGCATCTGCGGAATTCTGGTCAATGTTGGCATTAGTCCAGATAGCGATGTTGGACAGGTCAAAACTTCCGGTCAAGTCTTTATACCAGATACAGATATTGCTGTGCATTGCAGGCGACAACACAGGCAGTTGCAGGATACCATTCGCCGCCATCAGCCCATACGGAGAGAACATCTCCTTGGTGGTTTTGTGACCGCGCATACTATCCACATCTGGCGGATTTGGATAAGTGGTGTTTGTGCTGTACATCACACCATAGGTACCGTACTTGAAGTCAAACCCGCCATGTGGGAATGCACCAGTATCGTGTGTCGGACTACCGAAGCGAACGAAGTCAATGCCGTTGGTTGACGGGTACGAACCGTATCCGGCTGGCGGCACCCAGTTCTCATTAGCATCATAATACCCAAATGCGCCTGGCTCGAAAGTCAGGTACTTATAGGTTCGGTCAGGACGGTACTGCGAACCAATACAGTCGATATTTAAGCCGAATCCCTTCTCGTTGCCGTCGTTCCACCACTTGTTCAGGATGGTGACATAGGAAGGAGTGTCTTCCATGTAGCACGCAGTGTAGACGGAGCCACGGGCAGCGGTTGCGATAACAGACTTGTTCGGTTTGCGTCCGGTCGGGTTGTACGCCGGGATGCTGAGATATGCGCCTGAGCAATGGAAGCCATGACCAGTTTCGATTAAATAGTAGTCGCACTGCTGGCCGCTTGGCGAAGAGGCCCAGCGCCCGTTGTTGGAGATAGTCCCACCAATCCACTGACACCAGTCAATATGTAGTCGCGCACAGCAATAACGTGCTGTACTGATATACATATTTTTGAATGTACACCCGTAGAAGTTGCCAATCTTCTCGGGGAGAACGCTAGATTTGTATGGGATGATATCGCTGGACATCACGCCATCTTCCTCAATGCGAACCTGCATCCCGACGAGGTTGACACGGAAATTTTCTACGCGGCTGTCTTCAAAAGAACAGTACCAGGGGTTAAGCGCCAGGATACCCACACCGGCAGTACAGTCCGCATCCAGCGTTCCAGGGACATGATCACCAATGATCTTCCCCCCGGTCATCTGGGTGAACCCAAGACTTACTGACTCCCAGTAGAGCTGGTTTCCAAGTGCTGCGTACACTTCTTCCACATCTTCTACAGAGTGCTCAAAGCCGTTAAGGTACTCACCCGTAACCTGGAATTTCCGAGACGCACTGGCCTTAACATAAATGGTGGACGCGCCAAGATTATAGACGACGTTCGAGCGCAACTTCGCAGCTTCTTTCCCGATACGCCAAATACCAGATGAAATATTGAAGGTGATTACAGCGTAGGTGCTCTGGTCATTGATGTTATTACCCGGCTGCATCCACAGCGGAAGAGCGCTGATAATGCCGTTGATTGCCTGCCCCAGACAGACAAAATTATCGGTGTCGAGTTGCGTTTCTGTGTAGTTGGCCGCTTCTTTCGCACCGTTGGCCTTGGGGCTTATGACGCCCATCCCAACACCAACTTGCAACTGGTATTCAACACCACTGGCGTTATAGATTTTCGCTTCGGTGATGACGTGGGTTCCAGCTTTTGAGGCATCAGTATTTCCAGTAGCTACCCACGTTCCCTCCCCCCCATCATTAGGCGTATAAAACCCACGAACGCGAATCGATGAGTACGTATCGGTCGAACTGAGCACAGCTGACACAGATGGCATCCACTGACCTAACTGGTACTGAACTTGCTGACGGATATCATTGTCACCAATAGGGACAAGATACTGAGAATCGGTATCCCAGCTCGTTGCATCAGTGCCCGTAGTCGTAAACCCAATAGGCGTACTTTCAGCAAGTCGATATGCCACGCCATTATAAACCGTGACCTGACTGCGGTTTGTAAATGTAACTGGACCTTCGACATAGTCCGCAAGCCAAGAATAACCGGATGCGGTAAGCAGGTCATTAAATTCCTTCCTCTGACCCGTTATCTGCGCGTCAAACTGGTCATTCGCAGAATTGAACCAATTCCCCCAAATAGTCTTCGTTGAGAGGTACCATGTGTCCCATGAGCCACGGGTGGCTTCGTACCACGTGTTAAACGCGTCAATCGCGGGCTGAACCAGCCCCTTGATCTGTTTGCTGAAAGAAGGCTTCGGGCCGTACCCTTCGACATTGACGTCGGTGTTTTGGTCCGCCGTCATCATGTCCTTCATTTCAACCGCCGCCTTGGACATATCCTCCGCGGAGTCTTTCATCGATTCGTACAACGGGTCCATATCTGACATTTTAGTTACCCTCGATTAACCATTTGCACAATATAGCATCCGGCCTTAATCTATTAAACGCAAAACCTGTAAGCGGGCGCGCGAGATAGCGATAGGTGAAGTCGCAGAATGCTTTACAAAAAGAGATACCCGGTCCCCCACATTATAGCGCCGCAATGCGGCCACCTGCAGGGTAAAATGCGCTCCGGCTACATCCGGGCTAACCGTCCACGCCACATCATCCCCGTCTGCCGCCGTCGTCCCTACCCCTGCGGCAAATGCCGTTGAGTCCGGGAACGGATTGCTTACGGTTCGCGCAGGGCGGACAATTCCCTGAATCTGGTACATGCCGGCCTGCGGGATGACGTAGTCGGTGTTGGCCGTTGCGTCCCACCCGTCTGCCGTATCTGACGCGATGACGGTCAGCGGGACTTTCACCCACGCAGTATTATCAAAGGTTTCGGTACCCGGCCCGGATACTTCCAGGAATGGCTGTGCGGGGATCGCAATCGCCGGGATAATCCATGCAGAACCGGTGTACCGGTACGCCGTGCTATTCGCCAGGTTGTAAATAGTCCATCCCGCCCGGGGCGTATAGAATTCCCATGCGCCTTCAACACGTACGGCCAGCTTGCCCGCCTGGCCGGCAAAGGCGCCGGACGGCGACGTCCCGACAATGTAGCGCGTTCCGTCATCCGTGACTGACGGACTATTCGCAATGGCCAGCACCGCGGCGCCCACAATTGCATCCAGTTTTTTCATGTTGGCATCCATGCCCGGCTTCCACCCGCTTTCGCCTAAATCCCAGCCGTAGGTCATGCCCAGGTTCGGGGCTGTTTTCTGCGCCATGGTTATACTCCGTAAGTGAATCCGTAACTATTGCCATACCCCGTATCGCGAGACGGGAGGATGACGTTAAAGGTGTGCTGAAAATCCGTGTAGTTCCGACGACCGTCACACACGGTGTAAATGCGGATCTCATGGGACCCGGTCGATAAGGCATCCACGGGGATGTTAAACGACGTGCCGGTGATGCCCTGCTGCTGGTATACCATTGAGCCGCTACGCCACAGCTCGATCGTCACCGTGGTTCCGTCTTCCGGAATGATATTGCCCGCGTCCCACGGTACCTGGGTCGCCGCGTCCTGCAGCAGGCGGTTTCGGTTGGCCCAGGTGACAGCGAGGTCAATGCCATTGACGTTTACCAACCCTGGCCAGTATGTGCCGCCGATCTTCACATTGGCAACCGGGTACGGCAGTTCGTACCGCCCGCGCAGGGTGATGGTATCCGTCGTAACGTTGTTAATGTCCATCTGGTCAATGGAGGTCTGCATCACCGGCCGGTATTGCACCGTCTCGCCGAATGACCTGACTGACTCGTCTTCCGGGAAGGAGCTGGAGCCGATGAAGTACACGATGGTACCCGCTGGCCAGTTACGCGGTTGTGTATCCATCAGACCGCGGGTAATGGTAGCCTGCTGCGAGACGTCCGCGAAATTCGTCACCTGGACGATCTCTTCGTTGGTACCATCCGTGAGAAGCGCAAAGCTGTTCGTCTCCATGTCTGCCAGGCGGTAGCTGGCCGACGTATTCAGCTTCATCAGGGAGGTAATTTCCGGAACCAGAGCATCGGACAACGCGGATTTCGGCGTCAGCGGTCCAACTGCGACCAGCTGCCACGATGGACCGGCTTCCGTGGTGATGTAGGAGAACAGCTGGACCGATTGCGCGTTATCGTTGCCGCCGGTAGCAATCTCGGTCGAGAAGCCCGCAAAGGTCGGCAGGACGTCTGCTGGCAGACCTGCAGCACGGATGAGATACCAGAACGGATACTCCCAGGTATGGCGGTACGGGAACAACGTTGCCGGTTGTGCCGGGTCGACCCAGCCGTTATCCTGCGAGCCGGCGAAGGTCGCCGAGGACCGCGAGAAGACGTCCTCCACGATGCGCAGGGAGATCGAGTCATCCCCGACCGCGGCAATGCTCACCTCTTCGACACGCATGACCATGTTCGAGATGCCGTGCCTCGGCCAGTTGAAGGTAACGTTCATCCCCGGCGCGATGGCCCACGCTTCGCGGTTCACCGTCACCTCGGCTGTACACAGCTGCGCGCTGGCCACCTGCAGGTCACGTTCGGTAAGCCGAATGGCCAGGTTTGCGTCCCGCACGCCGACGTACTCTTTTGTCGTAGACACGACGCGGCCCTGCGCCTCAATGTTAGCCGGATCCTGAACGGTGACAGTCTCGTACTCTTCATTTTCCGGATTCGTGTACTTCGTGCTTATCTCGTTGTACGTTTCGCCCAGCGCTTTCCGGGTAAAGGATTTCAGACTGGCGTTATCCGGATTAATGGTCAGCGCCGATGGCTCACCCGCCCGGATAAGTTTAATCGTCCATAACCCGGAACGCGGGTCGAGATACGTCACGGCGTTAATGCACGACTTCACATCGTCAATGAAGGTGTAGAGGTCTTTGTCGTCATCCCAGACGAAGGATAGCCCGAAGCCCTCGTTATACAGAGTCTGCGCGGCAGAAAGATATGCGGCGTCATCGATCGTAGCGGGCGCGTACCCCAGACCCCATTCCGTGTTCACCAATCCTTCGCGGATGATGTGCGCCGGGTTCATGTTATCGCCGATGTAGCAAAGTTCAGGGTGCCAGTCGGCCCAGAAGCAGCTGACCTTGAACGACACATCTTTCAGGTAGGCGTTGTTCCCGATGTAGTGGTCATGCATCAGCGCGACCGCCAGCCCACGGTAATTCAGGCCGAGGTCCGGCACCTTAACCTGCGGCTTCCAGTTATACCCTTTGGAAATGAACCAGGCCAGGATGGCCGGCGCGGAATACGACCCGTCAGAGCCAACGCCGATACAGCGCTGCCCCCAGCCACCGAAGCCGATTTCCACCAGGCCCTTTACGCCGCCTTCCGATGAGTCCCCGCCGAACAGGCCGGTATTGTCCACCGCCACAAGCGCCTGTGACTCGTCGCCCGGGTTTTCCACGTTGCCGGACCAGGCGACTTTATCGGCCCACCAGATTTCCTGCAGCTTGGCGATCGGCCCATGGCAAATGGCGAAATGAAGCCCGATATTGTACTTATAGCCGACGACCGATTTTTTCTTGCTTTTCCCGCCCATCAGTTATCTCCGTTGACGCGCTTCTCGGCGGCCTGGCAAGCACGTTCCGCCAGCGGGCAACGGGTCGCCCGCATGACCTCTACCGGAGTTCCGTTCTTAATGAAATCCCGAAAGTCCAGCCCATGTTTCGCGAACCAGTCGCGAGCGCCATTAACGCAAAGACCCGCCGTCGGCAGGTCGGTAGGTAATACGCGGATATCACTCATTTCTTGATCTCCGTTGTCAGTTGTCCGCCCATCCATAACAGGTTAGGCGATTTCACACGCACCGTCCCGAAGACTACCGGAATGGATCGTCCAGCGTCGACCGTCGGCACATCGACCGTCTGCGGAGACTGGTTAGCGCTGGACGTTTTGGCCCGCGGAGTCAGGGCGTAACTGGCCAGCGACATCGCGATGGAAATGATTATATAAACGACCCAATCTGGCATGGCGCCCCCTAGAACTGGTTTGCATTGAACGGGTTTTTGACAGGGATATTGGCACATCCGCCATAATTATCCGCGTTATTAAACACGTTTTTACACGCATCGAAGGTGTGGAGGCAACCTTTCGATACTGAAACCGGACGGCCAGCGGTCATGTCGGAAATAGGCGCGATGATATTCAACGTCCAGTTGCGGCCACCGTTGTTTATCGCAGACGAGATCGCCCGGATTTCGGTCAGGCCGTTCTTCAACGTGATGCGGAAGATACCACCAGTCAGGGTAGCCTCGGTCAGCCCGCGGTCTTCACTAGTCAGTGTAACGGATACCGTCATTGAATTAGCGACCGCCGTGGACGAACCGGACTCCGAATGCAGCGACTTATCCGCTGAACAGGCCCGACCGTAAAGTGCATGCGGGCATCCGCGTTGATACTTACGCCGCAGACCGATATTCAGCTGCGATGTGCTTATGGACTCGCAGGCCAGTTCCACCTCGGACGACTCTATCATGTTGCCGGACAGGACGCGCCCAGTCCAGATCATCCGCAGGTCATCATCGCCAGCATGGCCACGGTAGATATTCAGCGTCGTGATGCGGCTTGGCGCGCGGGTCACTACCAGACCTGTAATATCGATGTCCTCCCTCGCCGTCACCGTCAGTGTCTGCTTATCCAGTGACCCCGATGTGACGATTTCACTGTGTTTTATCGGGAAAGGTGTCCATGGTCGGCCGCCGTAGATAGTGAGGTCCAGCGCGGCGACGTAACGGTACGCATTGGTCGCTGCATCACCGTAAATGAACTCGTAAAAATACAGCGGTTTCCCGCGGTCAACGCTATCTTCCAGTTGAGGATATGACACGTTTTACTCCTGGACGGTGATAAAGGCCGTCTGCAATTCGGCGATGCCGCGGGCATGCCATGTAAGTTCAACCGAATCACTGGCCTGCCGTACGCGGTACATCAGGCTGATCCGCATTATGTCCGTCTTTTTGAGCGCGCTGAAAAACTCGCGGTCCAGTGTGATCGTCGACACCCCCACTGACGTTGTTACGCTGGTAGCAGCCGCGCAATACATGCGGCCGTCAAACGTTTCAACCATCAATGCGATACTCGGGTCGTCCAGCAAAATCTCTTCATCAATGACAGCATTCCGCTCCACCCGTAACTGATTCGGTGCCGGCATATCGGCGGCCGCCGTCAGGTCGTGCGACCATGATGGCACCCAGCAGACCACCTGCGCGCCACGCAGCGCGTAGAACACCGAGAGGATGTCGATAACTTCATCATACGTGAATGCGGTCCACTGCGCCTGGAATGTACGGCGCCCAGCGTTCTCCGCATACCCAGGCGTAACCGCCGAGTTGTAGTAGTCGATCAGGTCGTACTGCCAGGCATCGGCCACTGTCACCGCGGATACCCAGTTAGGCTTACGGGTGATGACCATGCGGGTATCGCCATTCAGTTCGAAGGTCATTCGCGTCGTATAGTTCGACGGCATTGGCGGCCATGTCGGCCAGACTGCCGGGTCAAGCAACGCCGCCAGTCGGATGTATTTAGCCCAGCGATGACCCTGTTCCGCGATAAACGAAATCAGGTCGTTGTACGATGATACTGCCGGCACGGTAAACGAGTCCGTCTGCGGCAGGATCGTGAAGCCGACCTGCGCTTCGACCGTAGTGGAGGTCGCCCTGGAAGACGACAGGTCATTGTTCAGCAGCCCGTACTGCACCGGCATAATATCCGACCCTCGCGGTACGGGGAACATCAGCGAATCACGCAGCATAACCGTCGTCCCGGATACCCGCAGCACGTTAAGCAGCTGGCGGTCATCCCAGGATACGAGATAGAGTGCTTTCACCACGCCCCAGGTGGCCGGCGGTTCTTTGTCCAGGGTCAGGGTGGTATCGCCGACTTTCCCTGCTACCAGCGTGCGAGATGCCATGTGCCACTGCGGAACGAGCATTGGCCGCCACTGGCGCTTCCGGATGATGGCCTGGTACTGCGCAGCCTCGTCGGCGGTCGTCAGCGTATGGCGCATGGACAACGCCCGGCGCGGTTTAGTGCGACGGGACAAGCGCTGCTCTCTGCCGCTATCTGCCGTGATGATCTGCGTGGAGAACTCAAACGCCTCTGTCATGCCATCTTTCCAGTTTGGCTGCAGCGGCCACATGGAGCGACCATAGATAAACCCGCCTGACTGATCTGCCGATAGCCCTTCCGCCGAGTCCAGTAGCCCCGTGATCCACTCCCGCGCCTTCGCCCGCGTGGTGGTGTAGTTATTATTCGACTGCCCACACCAGTTATACAGGTCCACCATGGCATTCAGCAGCTCCGCATGCCAGCGCCCTTGCCATTTAAGATTCGCCGGGTCCGGACTGAATGTTCCGGCCATTACGCCGCTGGTAACGTAGGTGAAGTCGAACATCTGGACGCACTTTTCTACCACACGCGCCACTTCGGTAGACAGCGCACCGGCGGCGTTGTTGGGCCGCTGCAGCTTATCCACCGCGATCGCCGCCTGCAGCGCCACCGCCAGTAGCCCCGGCTCATAGACAGGCGTGGGGAATGAGCCGTCGGTATTCAGGCGGTTCGGGACGGTGAACCAGAGTTCAGGCAGCGTAACGGTATCACCCTCCTGGTACCCCAGAACGGCCGCTTTGCGGATCGCCGCGCTCCAGGCGTCTGCGATGCCCGGGTTTGACGGGATCCAGTTGCGGTCATTGGCGAACCAGTAGAGCGCGTTAGTCGCGATGTTCTGCGCCTGCGTCTTGAGGCTGGCGTTGTTCGTCAGTCGAGCGATATCAGCGGCATCCCGCATCGCTACCAGCTGGTCGAGCATGCCTCTTGAGTCCAGCGGACCGCCCCACCCGAATGTATTGGCTGCGCCGTACGCCGTCGACCCGGGCGCGTCGAAATAGAACACCGGGACGAACAAGCCGGCCACTCGCGTTGGGTAACTGGACGCCCATGCTTCCTGCGCGGCCTGCATCAGCGACAGAACGTTACCCGTCGCCGTAGTATTGCCCTGTGCGGCCCATTGGCTCCCGATCTGCTTTCCGACATACGCCGGGGACCGCCAGCCGTTATCGCCCGGAGTGAACTGCGTTATTACCGGCACGGCGCCGGGCGTATACATCAGGCCACTGTATTGCATCGAGACGTTGACCTGATTTACCGTAGCGTCCCGCCCTTTTGTCCAGGCGTTCTCCCCCATTACGTCGGAGCCGGTCGAGAAGGCTTCATACGCATCACGAAAAGCACGGTTTTCCGAGTCGGTATCGGTACTCGGCTCAATCTCCATCGTCGGGGCGATACGGTATGCATCACCGGGCTGCACCACGTCGCCATTGCTCAACGTGAAGTTATGGCGGACGCCGATAAGGTAGTGCGGGATAAACGTCCCGGTTTCTGACGACTGACCACGGTAGAGATAGGATACGGCTGCAGTCAGGATGCGATTGGCCAGCTGTACAGCCGCCGGGCGGGGATCGATACGGTGCGCCCGCAGAAGTCCCGTCACCATCCGGAACTGTTCCGACGACGTTCCCGCCGCCGGATTAATGCCCGATGCGTCAGTCGTCGAGTCAGTAAGGCTGTGCGCTACCAGTCCATCGCTGCTGACCAGTGCATCATTGTCGGTTAATCCCGCCATTCATCACCCCAGAACCTGTTTAACGGCCTGTTTATTGGCCTTGATGTAGTTAAGGATCACTTTACTATTTTCCGGGGCGGTTAGCCCAGCGGCGACAACCGATGCCGAATCTATCGTATTGATAACCCGGATATCCTGCGGATTCGATGACCCTGAACCACCGCCGCTTCCCTGGTTCATTATATTATTCGGGTCATCTTTGGACAGGATCTGTTCGCCTTTCTGCGCGATGATTGGTACCTCATCTGATTTAAGACCCGGCAGGCCACCATCATGGAAGCGCGGCGCCCCGACAAACAACGACGGGCTGACGGAGTTTTTCCGCTGCTGGCCGCCCGTCGTTTTGCTGCCGATGATGCCGCCATTGTGTTTCGCCGCTACGCCACCGAGGGATGCCGCTGCCGCACCGATGCCGCCGCCCATCCCTGCCAGGGAGTTTAGTACCATCTGCTGTAGAATCGCCTGCGCAATCTTCATCAGGAAGTCCGCGAAGAACTTGGTTACGGTCGCGCCGAGGCTCCGGAATGCATCCTGCAGGGACATCGTGCCGCTAAGGACTTGGACAAGGCTATCCGTAACAGACTGCAGCCCCGTCGCCAGGCCATCCAGAACGCCCTGCACCACCGTACTATCCATCTGGGTGAATGTGCCGGTGACGTCATTCAGGCCCGCGCGGATCTGCGCAATTTTGGCCATGAGCGCCGCATAGTCTTCCGGCGACAACACATTGCGGAATTTCTGCGCCAGCTGGTCCAGGGTGTTCGCCGACTGCTGCAGGTTCACGTTCATCGTCGCATACAGCTCGGACGTCTGCTTCACCGCCTCATCTTCGGAGATGATGCCCGCCTGACGCTTGGCATTAATCTCGTCCAGCAGGCTTTTCTTCGTTTCCTGGACCGCGTTAAGCTGGTCTTCCACGCGCTTGATTTCTTCCAGCTTCGCCTGCGTGGTGGTGTATTCGAGATTCCGCTTGCGCAGGTCTTCGAACTTGCCGGCCAGTTCTTCCCCGCCCGAACCGAGTTTCTTCGCCTTGGCGATCAGCTGGTCGTACTGGGTATTAACAGCCTGCAGTTTCGCCTGCAGTCGGTCATCAAACGTGGCATTCGGGTCGACCTTAGACTGCTTGACCCCGACAGCGTCATCCAGTTTTTCATACTGCGAGGTCAGCGCCGCCAGGGCGTTTTCCTCGCGCTTCGCGGCATTCGCCCGGGCCTTGCTGCCGTTGTCCATGGCGTTATACGAATCCGTCTCGGCTTTCTTCCGCGCGGCCACAATCGCGTCGAGACGCTTGACCATCGTAGCCCCTTCATCACCGCCGATCGACTTGGCGCGCTGGTATTGCGGAGCGAATTCCTCGTCGATAATCGCCAGGCGGCCGGGTAGGTTTTTACGCTGCAACGCTTTCTGCGCAGCCACCCCTGCCTTTTTCGCCTGTTCTTCCATCTTGGCAAGATCTTTCGTCATGCCTTTGATGTCGCGGTCGCGCTGGGTGACTCCAGTTTCCGGGTCAGCGGTGTACTGGAATTGAGGGTTTGTGATCGCCTTAATATCGGCCATCAGCGTCGCCACCTGACCACGGATAACATCCACCGCAGTCTTGTTGGTGTCGACCATGTTTTTATTTAACTCGGCCCATTTTTTATCGACGTCATCCCAGACCTTGCCCGTGGACTCCAGGAAGTCGCGGTGTTCTTTCGTCATGTCTTCGGCCAGGCTATCCGCCCAGTTTGCCAGCGTTTCGCCGACACCGGGGATCAGGCGCAACACATCCGCAATCCAGCCCATGATCATCTTCGTGGCCGTGGCGAATTGCGTCGTGACCGGGCGCACCCAGCCGATCAGGATGTCGTACAGCATCGTCGGGATTGACTCCCCAACCGCCAGCAGCTGATTGCCTAGGTTTTTGTAATCACGGATGACCTCATCCACCCCCTGCCGGAAGGTCGACGACTGGTCGTACATGATTGAGCCGATGTCGTACGCGATAAGCGCTGCACCGACAAACGGGATGATACGCAGCAGCCCGCGTAACGCGACGCCTAGAAGCCCGACCGCACCTTCAACCGTTGCAAGACCTGACGCCCATGACAGAAGGCCGGTGTATACCCCGCGGATGAGAACGACGCCTTCTTTCAGCATTGGCAACATCGTACGGATAGACCCGACTAACCCCAGGACCATCCGCGTTATTTTAAGGCCGGCCAGGACGCCGAGCACCGTGATAACCGTGTCCAGGTTGTCAATCAGATATCCGAGGGTATCCGCCACGTAGCTGAATGCCGCACCCAGTTTTACCGCGGCCTCCTTCCCATCCGAGCTGTTAAGGAAGTCCGTGACCTTCTGCAGCAGCTGAACGTATGCATCGATATAACCGGAGTCCGCTAACGCCAGCTGGAATGCATTCATCGCGTTACGGGTACGCGCTTCCATCGCGTCTACGCCTTTGCTTGCGGTTTCCAGTTGGGCATCAATAGCCTTGGCTTGTTCACGGGCGAAGTTTATAACCGCTTCACCTGAAACCTCGCCGTTTTCCATCGCCTTCATCAGCTCCGTCGTGGTCATGTTCATGCCTTTCGCGAACAGCGCCACCGCCCCGGGTAAACGTTCACCCAGCTGGCCGCGCAGTTCTTCGGCGTAAACCTGCCCTTTCGACAGCATCTGTTCCAGTGCGCGGAAAATACCGTTCATATCATCCGCGGAGAGGTGGAAAACACGACCGGCTTTCGCCACGCTTTCGAATATGAATTTTGAGTCCTGCAACGACAGGCCGACGGCTTTCGCCGCTACCGCGAACCGGGTATACGAGTTCGATACCACGCCGATATCAATACCCAGTTTGTCGGAAAGACCGAGCATATATCGCCATTCGTCGTTAAGTGCCGCCTGGCTTTCCCCAACAACGGTGGAGATCTTAACCAGGGCTTGCTGGCGCATCTTATACGCATTCACCGCACCCGATGCCTGATTAAGCGCGCCCTGAACGCCTACATACGCCGTGGCCAGCCCCAGGACCTCGCCGCGGATACGCTGCAGCATGGATAGGGTGGTTCGTCCCTCATCCCGGAAAAGGGAGAAGGCTTTTGAACCGTCGCGCGTGGCACCTGAGTTATTCCGCAACGCCTGCGTTAAGGAGTTTATCGAACTGGTAGTCTGCCGGCTCGTAGAAATCAGCGCTTGTTCTGCGCTATCCAAATTACGGGTATCAATGCCCGCCGCCCGCAAAGCCGATTGTGTCGTACGGGCCGCAGTTCCGGTGTCCCGCAATGACCGGGCGGCCGCCGCAAGTCTCTGCTGTGCCGCCTGCATCCGGACCGACAATTCACCCGTGTCGGTAGTGGCCGTTCGCATTTGCTGCGCTAAACCCTGTACCGCCCCCATTGCTGTGCGGTATTCCGCCCGCGCTGCCCGGATCGCTGCCACCTGCTGACGGTACATATCGATCTGCTGCGCCATGGCCGAGACGCTCTTATTCGCGTCATTCAGCTGGCGGATCTTGCCTGTAATATCGGTAATCTTTTTGCCGCTATTCGCTATCTCCGTCGCAAGGGATGTCACCTGCTGCTGCAGTCCAGACAGCGTCCGGCGCGCAGCGTCTGACGGGCTTACGATTTGCTGGATTTGCGACGCCAGCGGCCCCATCTGCGATGTGGTGGTCTGTACGACCCGGCCCAGGGTTGAATACCCTTTTGCCGCCGCCAGGGCCTGCTGCGCTTGCTGCTGCAGCCCCTGTATGACTTTATTTTGGGCGGCCGCCGCAGGCGCGGTAGCGATGATGTTTTCCTGCTGCTGCAGTACCTTATTAACGCTCGCCACGCTGTTAACGATGCTGGACTGCGCGGCACCAAGGTTTTTCGTCTCAATACCGTATCGCTGCAGTTCTTTGGTAGTCCGGCTCACCTGCGCCGCCCGCGACGCCTCGGTGCGCTCTGCACGCTCTACCTGCCGGTTAACCCGGGCGAGTTCGGCTTCCTGTTTTTTAGTTACCTTCGCCGCGGAGTCATACGCTTGCTGCAGCTGCGCTTGCTTGGCCCGTAAGGCTTCCGTCTTTTGCGCCGCTTCAACCATCGTGGCGTTCTGACGTTTATACAGCTCCACAAGGGCATTCAGCTTTAACAGCTGCTGCCCGGCCTGCTCAAGTTTTTTGTACGAGGCTTCCAGCTGACGCGTCGAGACTTCGCCCCGTTCTGCCGCTTTACGCTGGTCGTCCTGCGCCTTCGCCATTGCTTCAATCGCGGAGGCCACGGCTTTAAGGGGTTTCTGGCTGAAATCCCTCGCCCGGATCCTTAGTTCGACGTCTTTGCTGTTAGCCATCGCTCAAGCCCTTAATCAGTTTTTTGTAGTGCGGGCCACCTTTCTTCCCGTTCATGACGGAGGCCAGTAGCGCCTGCAGTAACGTGCTTTCCGTCACCAGGTGCATATTCACGCGGCGCCGGGCAATCTTGATTTCAGACCACAGGTACCCCAGCGGGTACCGGCGTGCGTCTGGGTGTCCCTGAGACATCAGGAAGGACACGCCTTCCCGCAGCTCATTGTGAAACCTGATTACTTTTTCCCTTTTGCTGTAGACGCGGGTGTCCGGCTTGCCTTTGTTTCCCTCATCAGGTCCATGGCCTTTCGTAGCATCTTTTTTATATCTTCAACGTCCGAGAAGGTCAGGCGGCCAACGGCTTTCAGCGCGTCAATCTGGGCGGTCAGCGGCAGGCGCTGGGCTTTCTCCAGGTTGGCTTCGTCGTCCGCCGCCAGCGCGATGATATGCGCTACCAGGCCGGGCGCATCGTTAATCAGCCCCATGGCGAATTTGCCCATGGCCACGTAGGAGAGGTCGCTGCCGCCGTGGGTTTCATAGAGGTCGAACAGCCCTTCCAGGTCGTCATAGTGGACGCGGACGATCTTCGAAATGTCCTGGAAGGACAGGCCGCGGACCTCGAATGTCATATCGCCTTTTTTAGCGCGCTTAACGATGATTTCTTCGGTATCCGGAGTGAAATCTGACAGTGACATGGGGTTTATCCTCTTCGTTGGTTGACGTCGTTAATGTAGCACGTCGGCAGAAAAGCATAAAAGAAAAGCGCCCGTAGGCGCTTTCCGGTGTGACTGCGGTCTGCTCTTACGAGAAGGTCGCAGTTTGCGATACTGCGGACTTGCCGTTCGCCAGCGTTGCGGTAACTTTGGCAGTGCCGGCCGTCGCGCGGTTCAGCGTGGTAGTTGCCAGGCCGGTGCTTGCGGTGGACGCGCTCGCCGGAGTAACGGTAGCGCCGGTGTCCGTGGTGAAGTTTACAGTTTCACCCTGAACCACGGTACCGTTGCCGTCACGAACCGTAGCGGTAGCTACGATACCCGCACCGCCCGCCGTAGCGGTAGTGCTCGCCAGCGATACAGACACGGTACGCAGCGTCGCCGGGTCAACGGTTGCCGCGGACGGCAGCACGTCAATGTACAGACGCTGGGTGATGTTGTTCAGCTGCAGCGCTTCGAACGAGAACGACATTACGTTCCAGTCGTCGCCTTTCAGTGCGTAATCCCCGTCCGGGCGCAGCGCCACTTTCGGGAAGTAGTAGTTTTTGTTGGTACCGACCGGGTTGTCCGCGATGTAACGCAGGGCGCCGTAGATCTGGTTGGTCTTGCCGATCACCATGTTGCGGTTCTGCGCAGCGATATCACACTGGATGATCATCTGCTTATTGCCCGCGAACTCGGTGGAGTCCGGCTCGATGTAGATACGGCCTTGCGCCAGGTCCAGCTCGTAGTTGCCAGCGGCGGTAACGACGGTAACGCCCGGCAGGGTGCTAATGTCGCCAGCGCCCGGGACGATTTCAGCGTCGCCGTCTGCCACGCCCACCACAACGTTATCCACGTTGAACAGGCCCGTCGGGGTGTCGTCGCTGGTACCGATCTGGTAATACTTGCCACGCAGTACCGGCTTGAACACTTCCTTGACGCCGGTCTGGTCGGTCAGGGTCATGTTAACCAGATCGCCAAGGAACCACAGCGCCAGGTTCTCTGCCGCGATGTTGTCGCAGGTGAAAGTCCCGGTCATGCCGGCTTCCAGCAGGACGGAGGCATCTTTTACGCGCAGGCCGTAATCCGACGCATAGTGGTCCAGGTTTTCCGTATCAGTGGTGATCGTGAATTCCGGACCGTTGCCGAAGTACATTTCGCCAGTCTTGCGGTTAGAGTTCGGCAAGAACTTATCGAAATAGGTTTTCCCGCGTCCGATTGTATAGTCGTTCTGGAAATCGCTTTGCATCTTTCATCTCCTGTTAGGGATTCCGAATATCTACTTTTAGTCCTACCCTAATAGGCAGGAAGAAAAACGCCGTATCCGATAGTCCTTCCTCGGGCGGACGAACAACCGGCTGTGCGAGTGTCAGTGTAGCAATCATTCCCTTCAACCGATAGACCCCCGGGAATTCCGGGTTTCCATTTTCATCCTTCGAGATGAGCATTGACAGGCGCTTTTCGACGACTGCCACGATGTCGTAGATCGGGTCCGTTGGATTGCGCGCGTCGTCTGCGCACCACCCTTGAACCAGCAGCACCCAGTCATCCATCCGGACGGTCTGTTCCTCGTTAGCGAATTTCCCGTAGTCGGTTGCTTTCGCTTCCAGGATAGACAGGAATGGCATCTTTGCCACGTATTCCGCGCCGAATCGGTCCCGACCGCGGTACACCTTTCCCCGGAAGTCATACGGATACCCGTTATCCGGGGAAATGCCTTCCAGGAAATCCGTTAATGCTTTCAGCACATCGAGGCGCTTACTCATGATAACCTCTCGAAATTACGGAAAAACTCCGTCGCCACCATGTCAGCAATTTGCGGCCCGACCTTCTCGGCCACCTCCGAGAATACCTGGTCTACCGAAGGGCCATACAGCAACGCTACCTTGCCCGGGACCAGCCATGATTTATGCTGCGTCCGCTTGTTCGATAATGACTCCCCGGTGGAAAGTCTTACGGCAAGGCCGATGTTGTAGTTGTCTTCGGAAAGACTGGCGCCTTTTTTCAGCCTGACGAGAAAGGCGTTTTTCAGGTACGTGGTCTTACCACGCTTCACCCGAACGGATACCCCTTCCTTTCGCCGGCTATTCACGACGCTGTTACTCGTCACGAACCGGGCCAGGGAGGTCGCCCGTTTACGTCCGGTGATGGTGGCTTCGAGGTTGGACCTGGTGGCGCGCTTGGTGACTTTCAGGCGGTCGGGGTTGAGATACCCGGATGGGAAGGCCACCTCGTTCAGCATGTTTTTCTTGACCAACGACATGCCGGTGCGCGATGCGACGGTGTTGATGGCCATCTGCATCGCCAGTTCAGTTATTTCCGGAAGCCGCTTGAGGTAGTCACGCAGCTCCAGGTCGCCAACGGAAATAACGTTAACGGCCATCAGTTCTTCCTCGACACCTGCCAGATCACTTCGACCGGACCGACAATCGGTTCCTGCGTCTGCAGCACCAGGCCAACGTTGCCGTATCCTTCCGCCTTGATGATAATCACGTCACCGCCTTCCAGCGTGACACCTTTCGCCTGCAGCTCGTCCTGCATAAAAACGATTCGCTCGATGCCATCGATAATCTGGGCGTAACCGCCGCTATCCCGATCGCCGACCAGCTGCTGCTTGTTGTGCCAGCGCACGCTAAGACCGTCGACAATGACTTCCTGCGAATAGCTTTCATACCGCGCAGATACAGACAGGGACGCGTGAACGTCCCTGCGTGCCTTCGCTTTGATTGCCGCGAAGTTAGAGGCCATATCAGACCTCGTCGTCCGCTGCGCCGGCCTTACCGCCTTTTTTGGTGGTAGCCTTCGCGTCAGGCTTTTCTTCCTGCGCAGGCGCTTTTTCTTTCGCCGCCTGCTCTTCCGCATCGACTTCGATGACAGGACGGTCAAGGGCGCCCGGGTTCATGCTGTTAATGGATTCCAGCTCTTTCTGGGTGAAGTTGAAGATTTCACCGATCGCCGGGCGGATACGCTGGCCGTCGCGGAAAACGATGACCGTCTGGACTACTTTACGTTGTGGCATAATCTCTGTCCTTTAAATTGGCCCGCCATTATTGACGGGCCTGCAGGTGGTTACGGAACGACGGTCAGCAGGAACGACGCATTCGGGTCTGCCGGGACCATCAGCGGTGCGCCCTGAGTCATCAGGTATTCTACGCTCGGGTCCTCTTCTTCCCACATTTTCGGGAAGTATTCCAGCGCCCGATAGCCGGCCGCTTTATCCATGATTGCACCGAAGCACTTAACGCCTTCGATCGCAGACGAGATGCCCATGACGGCCTTCTGGTTCATCAGGTACTGTTCCTGATTTTTCCAGTCGCGGAATTTCTGAGTGTTAACCCAGAAACGCATACGGCCGGCGCCGTTGATGCCTACCAGTTCACCCATGAGCTGAACGCCTTCGACATCGTCCCACAGACGGGTCAGACTGGAGTCGGACCCGCGGATATTGCCATCCATTAGGCCGTCTTTGCCCCACAGCTCTGCGCCGCCGACTTTAACGAACTGGTCCCATGCGTCGCCGCCGAACACGTAATCGCGGATCACCGTGCCGGAAAGTGACTTATCGGACACCAGACGCTGGCCATCACGCAGGTCGGCGATCATGTCCATCAGGGTAACGCCGGTGGCGGTCCAGTCGGAAGTCATGGTCAGCGCCGCATCACGGCCAAAGTCTACGCGGGTTTTCGGGTAATCCTGCCCTTCCACGTCAACATAGCCGTACTGCGCAGCCTGCGCGGCCATCCACTCCCAGGTGTTTTCATGCATCGCGCGGTGCTTCATCAGCAGGAATGCGATAACACGGTCACGACGCTGCTCGTTAGAGAGGCTACCGGTACCGAGCGCTTCGCCGGGTTGACGCGGAACGATCATGTTCGGGTCAATGACGTGCTTCGGTTTAACGTAAGCCGGTTTGAAGGTCTTGGTGTTGTAACCTTGTTCCTTGATCACACGGCCTTGCGCGGTAGGTGCGACAAACGGCGCGACGCGGGTAACGTCCTGGATGACCTTATCGAACGCGATCTGGTCTTCCTCGAAGTTAATCTGGCGCGGGAACCACTGCAGGAAGAACGCCGGCAGGGACTTAACCTTGCGTTGCACTCCCATCAGGACGGTAGTTTCGTACAATCCAGCCATTTCTGCTGCTCCTTAGTACAGGTTGCCGATGTGGATGTTCGTACGTTCGAACACCGCCTGACGTTTCAGCAGAGTGTCGACTGCTGCCGGCCATACGAGTGCTTCGTGGTTGAACACACCACCGATGTAATACGGTGCGTAGGTTCCCACGACACCAGCTTCGTTAGCGATACCGATGGCCGTCGCTTCCGGGTTGGCCGGAATGGTCGGGTCATAAGGTACCAGTTTGCCAGCTGCGTTTTTGGCGATGACCTGATAACGCGCAAACGCGACTGCGACTTCACCGCCGTCGGTTACGATATCAGCTTCACCAGCAAACAGCTGAGTTGGATCCCACGAACCGAGGTCGCCGTTGCCAGCGAGATAGTTCGGGAGGCTTGCCATCAGGGAGATCAAAGACATGTTAGTCGCCTCTTACTTAGTGAACGAGTCGCCAGCTACAGCGGCCATCGCAGCCATCAGGCCATCACCTTTACCGGGTTCAGCCTGCTGTTCGTTTTCCGCACCCATATTCGGGTGGTCGGCGTTATCCATCACCGTCTTGAACGGGCTGTCCGCCCCTTTTTCCGGTTGATTTTTAGTCGCCGCGGGTGCCGGTGCCTGCTCGACCGCAGAAGCACGCAGCATAACTTCTGCATCAGCAACACTCATTGCGGTATTGAACGCAATATGTGAAGCCAGGGTGAAACGGCCTTCGGCCTCTTTGCATCCCAGAATTCCGGAAATGCGAGTTCGTTCCGCCGTAGTCGCTGCCGCGGTCGCCGTGGCAGTTGCTTCGTCTGCTGCTTCTTGACGGGCAGCGTCCATTTGTTCTTGGGTAAACATCGCGTTTGCTCCTGGTTGTTCATCCGAGCCACCGGACGGCCCGTTTAGGAATTCAGCCACTGCCTTCGCCGGCGTTGTGACCGCATCTATTAGTCCGAGGGCCAGTGCTTCTGGGGCGTTATAGCATAATGCCTCGGTGTCACGCACGACTTTCGGATCTAAATTTCGGTTTTGTGCGACAAGATTGACGAAGTCTTCACGCATGGTGTCGACATCTGCCTGCCAGCGGGCCTTTGTCTCATCGGAAAGCGATTCGAACGGGTTGCCGTCGGCTTTGTGCGCACCAGATTTAATAATACTAACCTTAACGCCGAAGTCTTCCAACATCTTACTGATATCGACGTGCATCGAGATAACCCCGATGGACCCGGCGCCGCCCGACGGAATGACCGCCATTTTCGTCGCTGCGCTGCCCAGGGCGTAAGCCGCAGAGTAGGCATTGGAGTCCACGACAGCGAATGACGGCTTCACTGCGCGGGATGCGAAAATCTCGTTCGCCAGCTCAAAACAGCCCGCTGCTTCGCCGCCGTTAGAGTTCACGTCGAAAATAATAGCTTCCACGTCAGGATCTGCCAGTGCGGCGTTCATCTGCGAGCGGATGAAATTGTAGCCGGTCACGTAGCCATAGTAATAGCCGCCATAGCGGTTAATCAGGGAGCCGTGGATCGGGATGATGGCGAAGCCGCCGGAAAAGGCGAAAGGTTTATTTCCGCTCGACGGTGCCATGCCGTACGCCGCGCACAGATTGCGATTGCGCTCCGTGGCGATACGTTCTTCGGCATCGAGGTCAAAGTCGTCCTCGTCGGCGCTCATCTGGAACACCGACTGGATAT